GCCGACGTTGCCCCCCAGCCTCACAACCATCGAAGCCACCCCAACCCGGAAGAGTTGGTCTCCTGCCGAGCCCGAAATGATGAGCTGGCCGGTCATGGTGTCACCTGCGCGGATAACGAGGGTGGCGGTGGACACGTTCGTCGCCGCCAAGCCGACCCTGAGCGTTTCTGTCGCCACATTGGTAGCGGCGAGACCGACGGAAATAGTCCCCGTCGCCACGTTGATGAGCGCGTCAGCGGCGGTGTAGGCGGTGACAATGGCAGCGGTAGAGACATTGGTGGCCGCCAGGCCTACAGCAATAGACCCAGTTGCCACGTTCACGGCAGCGAGTCCGGCGGCAGAGGAGGGTTTAAGTTCAGCCCCCCATGATGCAGTTGTGAAGGGAAAAAAGGAAAGAAAAGAAAGACTCAGGACAAACGAAAAGACGTTGGCAATCTTCATGTGCGCCTCCCTATTTTCCGTCTTATCCGCCGGACCCGTCTCCCGCGTCAGAATAATCCATGCCATAAACGTATACCGCAGAGCCCGAGTCGTTCACTACTCTGCAATACAGGATGGACTCTCCGTAGTCGGTATACGTCATTCCGGGCTCAAGACGAATCCCAGGCGCGACAGCACTGCAACTAAATCCCACCGTACTCATGCTGGAAAGACAGACGTTATAAGACGAAGAACTGAGAGTTTGAAGAACGGCGCTCCGACGGGCAGGATTGGCCGAAAGGGCAGCCGTCCAGGCCGTCGAGGAACATGAAATCGCTACCCCGCTTCTCAAATTCCCCTCATTTCGGCTCGTCTTCGTCACTTCAAAGCCCAATCGAGGGGCCGAAAACGCCAGCCCCCCGAGAAGACAGGATACTAAGACACCACAGAGGATGTGACTCTTTTTCATTGACAAACCCCATCATCTGCCGCCCTCTTGTACTGCTGTGCCGCTGCCACCGCCGTAGCCACGCACAGACTGTATGCCGAAGTACAGTTGGTACACATCATCATTTCCCCAACCACCGTAGGAGTGGAAGTCACGATCAACTCCTTCGTCAGAGCCTTTATCGTGATGGCCCCGGAAAAATACGCCGCACCAGTTACCGTGAAGGTGGACTTGGTAGCAGCCGCCCCGAAAGTGACCTGACCCGCGCCGTCGATGGCCCCTGAAGCGTTGATGGTTGCGGCAACCAGGGCACCAGTCTGGAACCCTCCAGTCGTGGTAGCCGTTGACTTGGTAGTTGCCGCCCCGAAGGTGGCCTGCCCCACCACGTCCCCCGCCCCTGCCACATTGAGAGTAGCAGCCGCGAGAGCACCCGTCTGGAACCCTCCAGTCGTGGTAGCCGTTGACTTGGTAGCAGCCGCCCCGAAGGTCGCCTGACCCACGCCGTCGATCGCTCCCGCCACAGCGAGGCTTGCAGCTGCGAGAACTCCAGTCTGAAACCCTCCAGTCGTAGTAGCCGTTGACTTGGTAGCAGCCGCACCGAAAGTCGCCTGCCCCACAATGTCTCCGGCTCCCGCCACATTGAGGGTAGCCGCTGCCAGAGCCCCCGTCTGAAACCCTCCAGTCGTGGTGGCCGTGCTCTTGGTAGCCGCCGCCCCGAAGGTCGCCTGCCCCACGCCGTTAATCGTCCCAAGAACCGCGACCGCTCCGGCAAACGACGCACCGCCGGTCGTAGTGAAGGTAGACTTGGTAGCCGCTGCTCCGATATAGGATTCCCCGGTAGCGTTGAAGTTACCCGCAATGTCCAACAGTGCCGCCGGAGCCGAAGTACCAACCCCCACATTCCCCGTATTCTTGATGACGAAATGAATAGTCGTACCATTTGCGGAAGACACCCGAACACCATCTACCAACCCCGACTCAACAACATGGAGAATGTGCGCCGGGGCTGAAGTACCAACCCCCAACTTGCCGTTGACTACCAAAGCCCCGTCAGGAGCCGTATACCCGATCCCGACGTTGCCCGTCTGCACCAACGTCCCCGCATTGCTCAGCGCATCAACGTAGGCCGTTCCATCAATGTACGCGTCCTTGAACTCGTGAGTGCTGTCCCCCAAGTCCACGTTGTCGTCTTTCCCAGGAATCAAATTCCCCGAGGAATTAGCCCGGATGATGGAAGTCTGATTCGAGGAATCCCATCCCATGTTTCCGGTATCCCCGGATTCCGCCATCAGAGACCCGATGCCGAATCCCCCAAGAAGAATCGCCGCCACAGAAAAAGTCAAACCCTTCTTCATTTCAATACCTCCCTTTCCCTCTCAACAGTTCATAGTTGCGCCGGTCAGGATCATCCGGCCACAGCAACAGCCCCAACCTTCTGTATCGCTCAACCACCTGCACAAACTCCCGGCTCATTTCCTTTTGAGCCCAATCCACGGCCTTCTCAAAATCCCGGTTCTTTCCGTGATCCGTGGAGGGAAACATGTCGTGGCATCGGCGCGGGTGGAGGCTCTTTCGGAGCCAATCATGGAGTTTTCGGTATTCTGATTCAAGTTCCTTACGGTTCCTGATCGGAACATTCCGGGGGTCGTGTTCCTTGAGGTACTTCTCCTCTCTTTCAATCCGCCTCTTGATCCGTTCCTCATCGATCCCATGTGCATCCCCATGAGGAAGAGTCATCCCGTCCGACTCTTCCTCCCTCTTCACCCCTTTGAGATACCGCTTCTCGTCTTCAAGCTTCTCCCTCCGCGCCCCTATCTCGTCAGGAGTTAGAAGCTCTTGCTCCGCCACTTTACCCCTTGTTGCCTTCCTCATGTTCCCCTCCACAGTTGACTGGATTCAAGAACTCAAGAACTCAACAACGGCCACCCAATCTCAGGTGGTGGCCTTGTGTCCGTACCCCCATCTCCAGTCGGCGCAGGAAACGTTGTTGCTCATGTATCCCGCGTGTTTGCTGGTGATGGTATCCATCTCCCCGGCATAGAAGAATTCCACCGGGTTCCATTCCAGGAACTTCATGTACTCTCTCATCATCTTCTCGTTCATGAAGAACCAAGGATAGGCTGAGGTCAGGTAGTTATGCCACACCGCCACCTTGTACTTGCCCTCGTGGAAGTTGGGGTTGTTGATGGAAGTGTCCACCTTGCCCTTGCTCTTGATGAGTTCAAACGCCTTTTCCTCGTTGGTCGTCTCAACCAAGAGAAGGTCCGGGAAGAGCGTCATGATGTTGTCTGTGTTGGTCTTGAACTTGATGATGAGCCGACGAGTGGCCTCCACGTTGGCAGCGGAGAATTGCGAAGTCCCGTAGTTCCCCTGCGTGCTCCCCCCGACATCAGACGTATGGGAGGCGGAAAAGAGGGCAACCGTGTCCGCCGTCTTGAAGGAAGTGAAGCTGTTGTTGAAGGCGGAGGCCGCAATCGCTTCCTTCTTAGACCGGAAACGATCCGCCAAAGCCCTCACCTTCCTCTGTACAACGCCATAGAGGTCGGATCGGCGGAATTTCTTCGTGACCTTGATGCCGTAGGCGTACTCGATCTCCTCCGTCGAGAGACGGTAAGACTGCTTGGCATCGCCGTAAGCGATTTCACCCTCGAACAGAGGAACGGAACCCAAGTCCCCTTCCAAAGCCTCGTAGTAAATCGCCTGATCCGGCGTGACAGTCGTGAACAGAGCCCCGATCATTGAAGAAAACTCTCCGTAGGAGACGGCGAAGTGTTCCGACAAATCCTTCTGGACGAAATAGCTCCAATTTCCCTGCACCATGACTCCAGCCATGTTTTGATCCTCCTTTTTTTCTCTCTTTACGAGAGTCCGAAGAACGTAGACCGGGGGGCCAAAACCGCCCGGAACCTGACATGCTTCGTATCCAGGCCAGACAGGCCGGAGTGCTTCGTGGGATCAAGTCTTTCCCACCCTTCCATTCCATCATAGGTGATTTCGTTGTGGAGGACCTTCCAGGTCAAAGCCCCGGCAGCAGCCGCCGTCCCGAGCTTGGTCCCGGCTGAGTTCAGCGTCAACAGCGCGTGGCCCTCCCTCAGAATCTTGATGAACGTGGTATCCGTTGAAAGCGCGGTAGTACACGCTTCCTTCAACGTAGCCGTCCCTGCCGCTGACCCAATGACATACATCAACTGACCGAGCCCTGTTCCAGCAACAGAATAGAACCACGACCCGTCAATGTTGTCCTCCAAAGACCCAATGGCAAGAGTCACTCCGCCGGCGGTATACGTTCCCGTCGTGATCGTGGAAGTCTGGTCATATTCGCAGTCCACAATGCTGCCGGGAAGAATCTTGATGATCTCGTGAAGGACGTAAGTCACCCCCGTCTCCGGCGCGGAGGTCCCTTCAACCGAGAAATCGTAGAGAGAAGCCAAAACGCCAATGGCGTTGGCGGCGGCTCCAGAGGCTAGAATAAAAGCGGAGATGTCGGAGTCATGCGTCACTCCGGGCATGATGAGCGCCCCTTCCGCGATGTCGGCTCCGGCATGAATCGGAACCTTCATGATCGACGTAGGCATGGCGTTTCGCACATTCATTTCTTGTCTCCTGTGCTATGTACGTTATTGGATCACAGAGATGAGCAGCGAACAGAGATGGAAAGACAAACAGCAGAGATGAGCAGCGAACAGAGATGGAAAGACAAACAGCAGAGATGAACAGCGAACAGAGATGGAAAGACAAACAGCAGAGAACTACTTACGGGGCTTCAGATTCGTACCAAAGCAGAGTGGACATCCACCTCCTTTATTATAACCCTGTTCCCCATACTTGTCAATAGTCGTTTCACCATTCAGCAAAGTGCCGGTCACTGTCTTCTTCGTAATCGCCCCTCCGGCCCCATTGCCTTCAAACGTGCCTCCTTCGTGTCTTGTCTTGGCCTTGTCGTAAACAAAGCCGCAGAGGGGACAATGAGCCATCCTTCGGCTCGGAGCCCTTCCCTGTCCCCGTCCTGTCTTGGCAGAATTCGGACGCTCTCTCCCATCTCCTGCCGTCGGAGTGGGAGTGAGCGGATACCCAAACTCTGAATCATCCACCACGTTTGAACACCGGCCTCTCATCCTTCTCTGCAAACCGAACGTCATTGGGAGACCTGTCCCCATGACGAACCTCGGCAAACTTCTTCCGGGAGACCTTTCCTATCTTGATCTTCCCGCCTTCCGGAAGAACATACTCCCCATTCTTGATCTCGCCTTCCTCGTAGTTTCCTTCTTCTTCTCCTTCTTTGCCGCCACCATCAGACTCAACCGACCGAACAGGTTTGGTCGAAGGTGTCGGTTTCACCACAGGTTTCTCCATCGTCTTTCCTCCTGCCGGCACCGCCATTCCCTTCTCGGCCAGGACGCCACGGGCGTATCTCTTGGCACGGACCAGATGCGCCGTCATCTTCGCCGCATCCATCTTCTCCACGTCGGGAATGGAATCAAAATACTCCTTCATCCCCGACTTGAGTTTGGCAACGGTGGGGTCCTTTTCAATCTCTCCATCCAAAGCATCAGACACCGCCATCCGGGCTCCGATCTTCTGGTTCTCTCCCCTTGTCTCATTGTACCGGACCTCGTTGAGAATGTCCCCCCTTGTCCTTCCCGTCTTCGTCTCAATGTCGCCCCACTGTTCGTCCGTGAGCGTAGCGAGACTCTGACTTGTCACCTGAGGAACCGTCTGATGAGTGGGGGCCGGGGCAGAAACCTTGGTTTTCAGTTCGGCCAAATCCGACTCCAATTTCTCGATCTTCTGTGCCGACTCGTCTTTCGTCTCTTCCACCTTCGTCTCTTCCACCAACGGCTTCTCCTCTTCCACCTTCGTCTCTCCCTCCGACGTCGCCTCAGTAGACATGATTCAAGTTCCTCCCTTCCTTGGTAGTATTTGTTTCTTTCTTTCCTTCCTTTATAGCCGCAATCCTCTCCTTGCAAGCGGTTATCCGGTCCATCTCCATCCCGATCTTGTCTTCCACCCTTTCCGCATTATCCAAAATCGCCTCGATCGCCCTCTTCTCTCCGGCCTTGGCCTTAATCATCGCGTACTGACCCGCCATTCCCCCCGTCTCCTCCATCGGAAACGTATTGGGGTCGATGAAGGTCTCAAGTTGCCGTTCCACCGTCGCCTTGTACGCCTTGATTTCCCCCAAAAAAGCCTTGAAGACTTCGGAGTCCTTGTTCTTCCGCAGGGCTTCTAGCCGTCGAAGTCTGTCTTCCGACAACCTAACCCGCTGGTCCAACCGTTGAATCTCAAGCTCCTGTTGTTGTGTCATCATGGTCATTTATTTGTTGATTGGCAACACTCCTTGAGGAATTGAATTGAAAATCTGAGAAAGAAACTGAGTCATCTGCGCTGGAGGAGGAGAAGTTGCTCCTCCGCCCTCTGCTCCCGGCATTCCCCCGCCACCGCCACCGCCAAGACCCGCCGGTCCTCCCGGCTGGATTTGAAACCTCTCCGGCCTCTGAATCCTGGAAGCGGCAACAAAATCATTCCAAAATTGAACGATCATCGCAGGGTTGATCTTTACAATCTGCATTTGAATCGCGGCGGCAAAGAGAGCCATCACCTTTTGCATTTCATTCTCCGGCGTCATGTTGAGGGAAATGCCTTTGAGGGCGGAAGAGACGCCGGGGGAAACAAGCATAGCCTTTGGGATCTCCTTCTCCGCCGCCTCCCCTCCCACCTTGGACACGTATTTGAGTTTCCCCACGGTGTTTTGAAAATAGAGAGACCGATGAAACTCAAGAAGATCGGGAATAGACCGCTTCCATTCCTCTATGAAATCTTCCAACCTCAAGTCCCCCCTCATCAACAACATGGCGGTTTTGCGTGCGGGAGCGCGAGGGTCACTCGGTGTCTCCTTCCCGCTCTGCCCTTCACTCGTTCCTAAAAGCGTATCCAAGTACCGTTGCACATACGTCTCTTCATCGATAGACCCGCCGCTGTTGTCCAGATTTCTGTAAATCAACTGCGTGGGCCTCATGTTCGCGTTCATATACTGATCGGCCAGCCACATGACTTTTCCGGGCACTATTGTGTTCCTCTCCGCGCCCAAATCAATGTCATCCTTCATCACCTTCGGCATGAGAAGGGTGGGGGCATCTGTAAGTCGGCGGGTGTTGGACCGGTGCCGATGGAGAGCATTAATCTCCCGGAACAAATCTTCGGAGTCTAACAGCAAAGACTCACCTAACAATCTCCCGTCTTTTCGGATAAATCGGAAAGGATGGATGCAGGGGATGTTCTTCCTTATGCTGTAATTTTCCACCCGGAGAGCTTTATCCTTCTCCGTGTCCCAAATGACAAAATAGCATTCCGGAATTCCGTCGCCATCCCTGTCAAACCTGACAACCAATTTGGCGAGCTTATAGGAAATCCGGAAATCCTCTTCTCCAGCAGAAATGCCGTCAATCTGATCTCTCCGACTGTCCCACTGGTCGTAATCCTTTTTCTCGCCGCCACCACTGCCGGAAGTCCCCGCCTTTCTACACCCTTCAGCAATATCGTGGTAGAAGTACCCATACTTGTCGGCCATCTCGAAATCAAAATGGGATTGGGGAAAAAGAAAACCGTAAATATCCAGCTCTCGCATTGATGGAACGGAAAGAGGGTACCAAACGAATTTCGCCACCGGAAACTGTGTGTACTCAGGCCGATCTTTAGCAACAAAATCCGTTTCAAATTCTACTTGTACTTCCCCAACGTCAGGATTTGACAAGTCTGAAAGTATCCTCTGATACTCCTCCTCCCCAACTCCTGCCGTCTCCGCGTCAGGGTAGTCTGACTGGAAAGCCTGTGCGTCGGTGTAGATTTTGTAGTCGGTCCCGTGTTCAATCTTTCGCTCCCACTCTCCATAGATGAGCCCCGTCCCGTCACGGAAGATGGGGATGGGGCTGTCTCTCAGCATGTCCACCAGATTTGAACCCTCCGTCGCCGTCCAGTTGACGGCTTCTTCCAAGTCGTTGAGTCTTTCCCGCGACGCGCCGGGGCCAAGGACGGCAACAAAGAGGCGGGGATCGGAAAAGACCGCCCGCATGAAATTGGCTCTCAGCGTTCTTGCTTTGCCCAAGGCGTATTTGACATCGATGTTGGACGAATCCTCACCAAACGGCCAATCGATCGGGGGGTCCTTTCCCTCTAAAAAATCATTGGCGTTGATGAGGCGATTACGAAGAGGGGAAGATTTGGTTTTCCAGACGTTAAACCGGTCTTTCACATACTTCTCAAACTCCCCGCGCTTCTTCTCATTCTTAAACGTGACGATACGCGAACGATTCACCCGATTTACCCGGTTGATTTCCTTATCGTTCTGCGCCGTCAAATCCGGCGGAGGGTTGAGACGATAATACATGGTGTTTACTTCTTGCCCTTCCTCTTCTTTTTTCCCTTGGCCTTCCCTCTCACGCCGGAGTCAGAAGAAAAAGAGCCGCGAGCAAACTTCGGCTTTCCTTCCTTCGCAGCGGAGAACGAGACATTGGACGGGTCCCACCTTGGATTGGGCATTTTCACTTCCCTCCTTTCTTCTTTGACATCCCGGCTTCCGACATTGCGATGGCGAGAGCTTGCTTCCTCGACTTCACTTTCTTGCCGGAACTGGACTTCAACTTCTTCCTTTTGAACTCCCCCATCACCTTATGGACCTTCTCTCGACCACCGGGGGAAGAGGCAAAGCGAGGAGCTTCATCCTTCCCGGCCTTGAATCCCCTCATCCGTTTGCCCGCTCCTTCGCGGGGGAGACAGGTTTAGAGGGCTGAGAAGGAAGAACCGTCCCCTTCATCCCCTGCTCGGGATTCAGCCCCGCCTTCGGTTCTCCGTCCTCTTTGGCACCGACAACCTTCTCAAACGCTGTGTACCCGAGCCCTTCACTTCCGGGCTTTTTAGACTTTGCTTCTGCCATGTTTTCTACCTCCTATGTAAAAACCTCTTGAGATTCAGTTGACTTGTCACCTTCTGAAGGATTCCCTTTTCCTGTTCCTTCTTCACTTCCCTCACCGTGTACCACGCCACCAGATAGTCAATCACGTCGGCCAAGAACCCCCGAGCCGTTGCCCGAGAAATCTTCGGCATTTCAATGATGACAGTCAACGTGTTTCCGTCTTCGCTAAACCCCATGCGGCAAGGAGGAGCTTCAGGGGAGAGAGATGTGGCCGGTGAGGTGCCGTCAGGTCCTACAATCGTCTTGTCGTCCTTCTCTTTGAGACCGGCCATCTTAGTTTTCCCCCACGCCGGCGAGAAGAGTGTTATCCTTGACAATGAAATAAACCTGTTCTCCGTCGGCAAAGACGGATTCATTGTCCCCCTCATCCGTCAGCAAAAACTTCTTCCCCGCTTTTACACCCTCCACGTCGAAGGAGCAATCGGGGCCAATGAACACCACTTCACAGACATTCGCAGGAACGGCATCATCTTTGGGAAGGATCAACTTCGATTCCCTCTTCCTGTCCCCGGCGTACCGAACAAGAAGACACCCTTTCTTCAAGTTCCCCGCCCCTCCAACAACTATCGTCCCAACGTCAATCTGCGGCAAATCCTTTACGTTCGGTTTTAGCATAGTTGAACAGCCTCCATACTCCGATTTTACTACGCCCCATTTTTCTTGTCAAGACCCCCTACACCACCCTCGCCCCCCGATTTCCTCCGTCATACCGGGAAGAAGACGAACCGAATTTAGAACGGTAAGGGTAGATGTCGTGGAAGTGTTGCTTCCTTTCCGATATCGTCTCGTCACTGAGAGAGTTGAGGATGAAACAGGCTGCCGACAAAACAATAACGCAATCCTGCCAGCATCCTTTTTGGGGCTCATATTTTCCCGTATTGTTGTTCACTATGAAAGACCGGAGTTCGTTGAACGTGGCTCGGGAATGGAGTTTCACTCGTAACTCGCGAACGGCCTCCCTTGCGGCACTCACCATCGCAGCCTTGCTTTCGTAATTGGTGTCGAACCCGAGTTCCAATTTTCGGTCTCGATACAGATTGGGGTACTGCTTGTTCTCCAGTTGGGCAATCGTAGCATTGCCGGGGTACTTCCTCTCCACAGCAATCAAAGCCCAATTATAGTAGAACCCCAATTTTCGTATGTTCTCGGCAAATTGCATTGGATCGGGGTGCCCTCGGAATTGCGCTACCTGTTCCCAAGTGTTCATGTCGAAAACGTCGGCCACCGAGAAAGCGTTACCCACAACCCCATCAGCCGCATCTGCTGTGATTAAGTACGCGGTCCCGTTTTCGGGGACTCTCCAAATCGTCAGCAGCCCCGCATCGTCAAGTTCTAACTCTACCGTTCCCTTCGCCTCAATCAACCCTCCCCGCCACTTTGGGATGATGGCTGAATCTTCAAGTTTTTTAACAGCGGCCCAATCGAAGACCATTCTCCCCGTACTGAGAAAAGCCTCATCGGGCGTGGATGGATATTCTTGGTGGAATTTATCAGGCTCCGGCATGTCCGTCGGCTTCCACCGATGCCAAGCCATCTGCTCCCAAGACAGCTTAAACATTTCCTTCAACTTCATCTCGTCCGGCGTAAGTTCAAACGGCCCTTCAACACATTTTCGAGTGTACCCCTTATCCCAAAACCAAGGAATGAAGTGACCGATATATTCCGACTCTTTGTTCCTGGCCCTCTTCCACATTTCGTGAAAAGGTGTTCCCCCGCCATTCGCCGTCGTCTCCACTACCAATGTCGCGTTCTCTCTCATCGCTTCAGAGACCGCGGTAAGAATGGAGTTGTCGTCATAGAAG